CGTCTAATAATTGACGGAGAGCCGCCGTTGCCGTACGGCTCAATCCGCCAATCATGTGAATGAGTCCAAAGCCATAAAATCCTAGTCCTGGCAGAAACTTGAAGTGGACAAAATATTGGATCTTATTTTTCTTTAGATCATCGGGCGCATAGTTTCTCCGTATGGAGAGAACTAATCGGCTACCTTCTTCAACAGTTACGATGTAAGGTAATTTTATTCCAGTCGGTTGTCCGTCTGCACCGACTTCTTCAAAACCTTCTAAGTCTAAATTAACATGACACTCTAACAAAGTATAAACAGGCTCATTCTTACCAGTTTTTTTACTACCTTCTAAATCACGTTCTTTTTTTTCTAATTCATTTTTTTCAACATTGCCTGGTGGTGTTAATTCTACATCTCTGTAAAAACCATTGACTTGTTGTTTTCTTAATTCGTTTTCAGATATTTTAATTGTATGAATAATCGCTTCCGCATCGTCTAATGAGGTAGCCGTGTACGGAACGATTAATTCATCCGCAGGAACAAACTTCGATACAGCTCGCTTGCTGTTCTGTTGCAGGATTTTTTACACCAATGATTTGTGTTCTAACCGGTCCATCACTTGGTAATAATTCTTTGTATGCTTGTGCTTGGAATTGTGTAACAGCTTCTGCCATTACCGGGTGTGTTGCACCTGATGCTCCCTGAAATGGTTCTGTTCTGTTTTCGTATTTAAATCCTAAAAGATCTAAACCCTGTATGTATCCTTGTTCCCAATCTTTTCTAGAACTTTTGTAGTCCATATAATTTTGCACCATCTCGTTACCGATTGGTTCTAATACATCGTCTGGTAAAAGGTCTGCAAGATTGTCAAAGTGTGATTCGGTTCCAGGAACATTAATCGCTCCTGGTTCAAAGTCTAATGTTACACCACCATCTTCTTCTGGGATAACTTCTATTGGTCCTTTTTGTTCTTCTGGTTCCTGAACGGCAACTTCTTCTGCTATCTCTTCTTGTGAAGGGATATCTAATTTAGTTCTAGTGTTCGGGAGTCCTTTGTCTATTTCTGCCATTTAATACTCCTATATATTCTTATCACGTTTCATTAAATAAGACAAGCCTTGTGGATTTGGTCCTGACTCTGGTGGTGGGCCTGAATCTACACCTGCTATTTTAGCAATACCACCGCCTGCAAAAAATACACCAGGTCTTTCATATCTTAAATTTTCAATATCACCAGCCAAAATGGGGCTATCTATATCTGCTTCTCTTAAATTTTCTATAGTGTAACCTCTTGCTAAGTTAACAAGATTTAAATCACTTGGTTCTAATGATCTTAACATTTGATTTTCTTTTTCAGCATCACTTAAATAATCTGAGTATTTAGGTAATGGGGATAAAGGATTTACTAAATCAAATAAAAATTTTGAAGCTCTAGGTAATGACTGCACATTAAAAACATTAGAAAGAAGTGAGCTACCAATACTTCCTGCAGCAGTATCGGATTGTTTCTTTTGAACATCAAACGCTCTTATTTTTTCATCTTTTAATTTTTGAACAGCAGCTTTTTGTAAATCCTTAAAAGGTTTTTCAAATTGTTCCTGTGTAATATTTTTTCTTCCTTGCTCCATTATTAAAGGTGAGGCACCCACAGTATTCATTACATTATCTGAAATATTATTGCTTAATAATGCATATTGATTTTGTGTTCTTTTTTTGTATTCATCAAAATTTTTTTCAAGATCTAATGCTCTTTTTTCATCACCTGTTTCAAGTAAATTTAAATACTGATCTTGAAAGTTTAAACTGTTTTGCTCATAGTTTTTGAGTAAAACATTCATGTCATAAGCAGCGTCAAAAGATCTAGAATCTACACCCATTGACTCTCCTACTTTTTTTAAATTATTCATATAAGCTGTATCTTTAAGAGCACCTAAACTAGCACTTTGTAAAGCAGCAGCCTCGGCTTCTTCCTCAGATACTCCTTTTGACATTCTATTTCTTTTATCTAGTTGATAGAACAAAACTTCTGGTAACACAAAACCAGCAGCACCCCCTATTATTCTTCTGGAAGTTTTTGTTACTCCTGGTATCAACTCTGTTGCTATAAAACCACCTTGACCTGGTCTTGATTTTGGTGGCACAACTCTTTTATCTTTTAAAAGTTGGTTTTGTTTAAAAGTTTCTAATCTTTTTTCTATGGGAACAGCTTGATCTGGTTTTTGAAATTCTGAAAGAGGAAATTCTGGTTTGGGTCCTCTGCCAGCTTCAAAAAGATCCAAGTCATTATAATATTTAACCATTCTTTTTGCATTTTGATAAGGTGTCTCTAATTTTTTACCTATATGCTTTCCATCTTTATCAAAAATTAAAATTTTTTTACCAAAATCTTTTTCTTGCATCATAAGATCATCAACACTCAAATTTCTAAAAAACTCAGCTCCTATTTTTTTACTTAAATCACCTCTGTTTTTTTGTTTGACAGACCCTAATGCAATATTAATTCTTTGAGGGAGAATAGCTAAATCTTTAAACGGATGTTTTCCAACACCGAATTTATGATCGGTATCGTAAGGAAATCTTTCAAAAGATTTGGTATAACCATAACCATGTTTGTATAAACTTCCCGACCATTTTCCAAACGTAGTTCCTTTTCCTGTTTTAGGATCAATAATTCTAGATCCATCAGGCCAAAATTCTCTGTTTTTCATTTCCAATAATTCATCTTGAAGATTAAAGTATTCTTTAAACAAAGGATCTTTTCTTGCTTTTGTTTTTAAATAATCCATGTCGTATTTGGTAGTATCTTGAAAAGGAGACTCAGATTTAAAATAGATATCGTGATAAGAATCTATATTATTTAAATTTGTAATTCTTTTATTAGTTTTTGAATCATATATTGCATAAAGAGGGCTGTCTGATTGTCTAGTATGTCTGATAACATAATCCATTAAATGTTCAGCATCTGTTTTTGGTGCTCGTAACATTCCTGTTTTATTGTAAGCGGAGTATTCAACGTCCGCAATTGTATAATCAATACCTTTTCTATTTAAACTATTAATAAAATTATCACTATTTAATTTACTAATTACTGGTTTAATATCATCCCAAACTAAAATATCAGATTTTTTTAAAGCATCACTAATTGAGTCAGTTCTAACTCTTTTTGTTCTTCCTGTTCCGTAATCTTTTTGACCACCACCAACCATTTCTCTTATTTTAATAAGTGGTTTGTAAACTGTTTTTGCCGATCTATCTCCATCTTCAAATAAACTAATCCAAGCTTTTTCTACTTTTTTATTAAAACTTTCTAATTTAGGTAAATCATTATTTTTAATATATATTTGAAGATTACTGCCACTATTAAAACCTGGTATTTCTTTTGCTAAAGAATCGTACGTATAAAATTTAAAACCTTTATTTACTTCTTCTATTTTTTTAGCAATCACACTACTATCTTTTTTTGGACCTTTATACCCCTGCCTCGTGCCACCAAAACCTGGTTTCACCAACATACCGCCATCTGCTTTTTCTGTTCTTGGATTAGCCTGATTAAACCTGTTAAACATTTTTGTTGTTTCAACGTCTTCTCTAACTGGTGGAATAGGTGCTTTGCTTGCGGGAAAAACATCAGGAAGATCTGGCTTTTCTTTTTTAACCCGAGTCAGATACTTCATCATCTGTGCAAATTTTGTCGGGTTCATTACTCTCCTAACATTCTAGCAATACCGCCTGATGCAAAGTCTGGATCTGGATCTACATCAAGCATCTCACCCTGTCTTCGAATTACAGCATCCATTTGAGCTTCAGGATCCTCTGTTATGGCTTCAGCTTTGTCTCTTCTTTTTTTGTTTTGCACAATCTCTGTCATGGTAGGTTTTTTACCTGTCGCATACTCTTTTAGTTTCGATACATCAGAATCTAAATCTCTGATACTCGTACCACCTACTTCATCTACATCTATTTCGAAATCATCGCCATCAGGTGATCTACCACCTCTACCGACAGGACCTGACTCTGCTGTGGTAAACTCTGCTTTTGGTCTTGGATCACCCTCATCTGGTAATGGTTTTTTATATTGTAATTGTACATCATCACCAAACACGTTCTTTTCACTTTGATACTCCACCCTTACAGCACCATCGTCTATGTCTTCTGTAACTCGAACTACGGAGCCGTCATCAAGTGTTTTCTGGTGAATAGATTGTCTCTCACCTGTTGCAAATCTTTTAGTGACATCATCACCTTCGACAATAACTTTATTGACTAACTGATCAAACCATTCTGGTTTGCCAGGTACATCATCTGTTTTAATCATTGGAACTTTGGTTACACCTTTTGCAGTTCTAAAAGGTTTTAGAAATTTACCAACAATAGGTATAGCCATTGCACCACCTAAAATTTTTAAGAAAGTTCTTCTGGTCATGTTAGAGCCGTCTTTAAATTTTTTTCTAAACATGAGATCAAATTGTTTTTCACCTGTACCAAAATTTTTTCCAGCGCCAAATTTTAATTCACCACCAAGTAAATCTTTTAGGCCAGCTACACCTGCTTCATCTAAACCAAGTAATATACCTGCTCTATCCGTCACTGGTATTCTAGCAAAATCAGTTGGTATTCTTCTTCTAATAATTTCTCTAATTGCATCTTCAACTTTATTTGTTTCAAACTCAGGTCCCATAGGTCCTTGTTTTCTATCAAAATCATATTTAATACTTGGTGCTCCTGTGCCATTGGCAAAACCTGCACGTCCACCTTGTGCAAATTCATCTAGATCAATATCATCTGCAATCGCATCTAAATCAAATCTCTCAGCTCTTTTTTTAGATAAA